TAAATCCCCAATTTAAGATTTAAATTTTAGATTACAATATAATAATAGTAATATAAAATTCTATATAACAATTTCTTCCACAATCCATCTATCAGATGATAATGCCTCAGGACATAGTGGTGGATAATTAGCAAAAATAAATAAGTGTGGGCTGTTGAATAATTTCACTCCAGTTTCATACTTTGTATTGCATACCATACCATCTTTAATACTTTCTAGTGAAGCATAACTTATCTTCCCCTGATTAACTCGCGGTAGGTTAAAAAAGACACCGGTACAGGTGTCCATATCTTGGTTAAAAACCAAATTCATTATATCAGAATGCTTTCCTCCGCTACAAAATAATACTTTATGCTTCACGCACATATACTTTATAAATTGTGTCTTTCCAATGTTCCCTTCTTCATCCCAAAACCAATAAACTTTTCTATCATCTGGCTCAGTATCATAGATGTCTTTGATCTTCTGTTGCCAAGGTCTTAACTCTGTAATTATCTTTATTGGCTTGGGAAAACCAAATGTCCAGAAGTTGTTATCTTTTTGTATATATTCAATAAGGGCTTTTTCGTTTCTGACTGCTCTGAACGATGCTCTTGCGAAGCCTGGCTTCTTAGCAAGACCTGTTATTCTTTCTTTCACTCTTAAAGAAATGTAACCTTGTAGATGCGGTGTACCACTATCGCCTATCTCAAAACCAAAGCCTCCTTTTTTACATATTTCAGCAATAGTTGACTTAACCGAGCACACTTCGTTCTCTGTATAGTTGTTTAAAACAAAATCATACTTGTAAAGTGCATTGATTTTTTGTTTAGGAGATGAAACATTATTACCATCTCCTTCAAAACCTTCTGGCACACTTTGGACCTTCATTTTTATAATATAGCAATATATTATTTCTTTAAGTTTTAATTTCCCTAAATAATATAATTTTTAAATTTCATTTTTCTTTATTGTCTTATCAAAAATATTTAGCAATAATTAGAACTTAAAGACAGAGTTTTTATAGATCCCGTGCGTTTAACTTAAATTATTATTTTCTTATATATATATATAAAGAATGGCGTATCGTAGATACAACAGACGCTCAACCCGCATGGGTGTTAAACCCGTTATTCGCAAACGTAAAGCACGTGTCTCAGTTGCTAGCAAAAAACTCTCTTCCGTAGTAAAAGCATTGGTTCAAAGAAACATCTCCAAAAATATTGAAAATAAATCTGTAATCACTTACTCCAAGTTAATAGGTATTCCTGGTCCTATCGTTGGTGAGACGATAATTGGTCAGGGTTTAAACACTGACACATATCCAATCTTCCCAATCGTACAACCAGGTAATAAATCACATCAGAGAGTCGGACAAAAGTTCAGACCTATGAGTCTATGGTGTTCAGGATATGTCTGGCTTGATCCATCTTTAGATACCCAAGGTCAAGGGGGTGTTAACAATTCAGGTGTTAATGTTAGAATTTACATGTGTTCATCAAAAGCATTTAAAACTTATAATGCATTAGAGGCTTCTCAAGCCGCTACCAGCAATGGCTATGGACTTATTGCAAGTACTCTTGTTACTGCTAATGGACAGGAAGCTAGCTTCGATGGTTCCGTTCAACGTGCTATAGCATTTAAAACTAACACTAAAAGAGTCACCTGTCATGGAGTAAGAAATCTCCATTTACGTCGTGACTTTGCCCCCTCTGTCTCAGTTCCAACAGCAGGTGGAAATTTACAACCAGTTAAAAGATCCTTCGCTTTCAAAATTGCTTGTCCTAAGCAGATTATGTATTCAAGTGATACAGCCGTCTCTCCATCAAATTTTGCACCATTTCTAATGGCCGGTTATACATATGACAACGGAGTTGTACCCTCAGCCAGTCCCACTGCAGCAGGTCCTCAAATAACCTTTACAACAAAATTAGTCTTCGAAGATGCTTAAAGAGACAAAAAAAACAGACTAACGAAGTTAGGGCAATTAAAGATTCAAATTTAAGATTGAATTTCTCCGAGCAATAAAGCTGCGCAGCTGCTTTCATTTTCCGATGAGGATAAATCCCCAATTTAAGATTTAAATTTTAGATTACAATATAATAATAGTAATATAAAATTCTATATAACAATTTCTTCCACAATCCATCTATCAGATGA